ACACCATGCGTATCCACTATGTTCTTTATTCAGAGATGGCACAAATTCTTTGTCTATAATCAATACATATGTATTATATTGAAATTTCTGATCATTACTAACAAATAACTCCAATGGTACAAATTTTCGTATAGTAGGAGTCTTTCCAACTTCTTCTGATATTTCACGTATAAGGGTATCATACGGTGTTTGATCGTGTATCTCTTTCCTTCCGCCGACAAGTCCCCATGTACCCGCTGTCTTGCCCTGAGTTCTGAGTAAAAATAAAAATCTCTGTGATTCCTTGGATAAAAATAACCCACCAGAGCATAGAATTTCTGTCATACTATAAAATTAATCGCCAATTTTCGTTACTATAAATTCCTTCAAACGATTTGGACCATGAAGATCCATCCCATTTGTATTGAATTCCTGTATATGCATTAGTTATGTAAGTAGTTGAAGTGGTTATTGAGGAATCGAAAAGAACCGCCCAATCAGTGCCATCCCATCGTATGATATCATTTGCTCCTGCTTGGAAATCATTACCTCCTATCCCCTTCCACGCATCAGGTCCATCATATCCCATGGTACCAAATTCAGCATTGACGTTTATATCTTCTAGAATAAGATATCTACGATCTATATTTTGACCAGATACTGAATTTGGATTAAATGTCTGTGGATTGATGATTGCATCTATGGTCCCACGACTATACGTGCTAGTGGTCAAAATGGTGTTTGCAGGAATTGTATCAATGTCGAATGAAAGATTCATTAATGATTCGTTACTCGCATTTAATGAGAGTTGTGCGACGATTTCATTTCCATCTGGTTTTTTGATACGCAATTGACTTAGATTTGGTATAAACTTCCCAGGGTACATATCCAATAAATTCAACCATGATGGTCGATCAGGAACATCGTCAATATCTAACCACCCTTCACTAACATTTGCGTATCCAACCGGAACCAAAACCGCAACATTATTTAAAACCAATAAATCATAATCTTTGGGGGTGACTACTATTCTCGCATCTGGAATTAAACCACCAAATATATCCCCACCATCGAATGCATCTGCATATCCACCACCCTCCCCGGTTCCAGTTGGCTCAACAAATACGTTGGCAATGATTTTTGTTACTATGCCAAGTCTTTTAATCTTGGCAGGAGGAGTTATCCATATAGGTGCAGTAAATTGTAATGTCGCGATACTTAGGTCATTTGCAACCCCCTGAGGAACTGTCCTGCTCTCAAATACACATCCTTCCGTTAGTTCCAAAACACTTAAACTTGTCCAATCTATATAATTATCAGACATTTGTAATTCCATACTTGGATTAAACAATACAGTAATTTGTTCCCATAACTGTAATTTTTGATCCATATTGGTTGTCCATATGTCGGCATTGAATGTAATAAGATATGGAGTGGGCATAATTCGTTCAACAGTGTAATTCAATCCTTGTGTATTGAAATATTCAGAGTTGTCCGCATCATAAGCTCGTTCTCTTATATGCATCTTACTAACATATGTTGGATCTTGTTGCCTCGAACGGTCAAACTTTAGATCTTTGATATAACACGCGATCATCGGAGCACTTTGCATTACATTTTCAGAATTTTTATTTAAAATAGCTGCCACTTGTCTTGAAGGGTCGCCATATCGTACTGGCACCTGCGTGATTTTTCCCGATGCATCTTTGACACCAAAATTGCTCATCAATCTCATGAATTGTGTGAGAACTCTTTTTATTTGCCCATCATAGAAGTGTTGAATTTTAATTCTCCAAATTAATTGTCAGCGCGTGGCCGCAGTGCTTTGCTCAATGCCTGGCGCTCAGGAATAACTTCTCCTGCTATTGTTGCAGTAGTATTGTTATTAATGAAGCCAGTCTTCTGAGTTTGGCGCGTTAATGATGAGTTAGCCGGCAACGCATTCTTCGGTTTGTTAGTCATGGTCATTCGTACATTATCTTCAAATTTAACCCAATTGGTTCCATTCCATCTATATAGTCTATTTGGGAGATAATCAGTTCTTAAATGGAATTGCCCGATGGTATTTGCTGATGGGAACTCAATGCCCATAGTGAAGGTGTACCCATTTGGTGGCTTTCCATCCCCAGTTAACCATCCTATATAAAAATCCCTCTTAGGGCTGTGTAGTATCATACTTGCATCGACGGCTGCATCTTCCAAATCAACAGTGATTATATCATCACTTGCATCTACTATATCAACAATGCCAGATTCTCGAGTTGGAATAACGAAATAGCTATGAGTATCATATCCACTCAATGGGGCGTCTGCTTCGGCTTGGGCGATAATTGCATCATTGATTTCTATATTTTTACTATACACACTCAATAAATCTCGTAAGGTTTTATTACCGTCGCCTGAGGGTGAATCCAGTATCTCTTTAAATTCTTGTGAATCGACCATAGGTTGGCATTTTGCTCTGAGTAAATGTGGATACCAAGTTTGACTATATCCCGTAGATGGGCGAGTAACTTCTGTAATTACATAAAATCTTTTTAATGCAACCATGGCATCATCTAGTGCATATTCATCTTTTTGATGCGGCAATTCAATTACATCTCCAGCTATCAATTTTCTTCCCAATGCTTCAAATGTACTTCTTAGGTGAAAATTTACCATAATCTCATCGTTTTGCAAAAACAAACCAAATTGCGCCAAATTAAATACCGAATCAATCATGGTATAAACTCCACGGAGCCTATAGACATCTGCATCATAGTGTCTATCTCTATTCTCCATTAGAAGAACATCCTGAATACCCAATTCTGTAATAGAATTTGTGTTGGTTGATACAACCGCGGTAACATCATCTGGGGCCGGATCAACAGGACCTAAATATTTGTGAACCATACAATCGGTCCCGCCGACTTGGAATTGTTCGTTTATTATACGATCTAAAAATTTAAAATCATTACCTTTCTCAGGTCTGTATAGGCTTAGTCTTGGCATAGTAGTATTTATTCACGATTGATTGTATAAGAGCAACTAAATATAACTATGAATGAACTAGAAAACGAACGCCAAAAAGTCATAGATTACATCAAAACCATGATGGGAGATGGGATGGTAGATGTTGATTTGGATCCAATTCATTATAATACTGCCATAGACAAATCTTTAATGCGATATAGGCAACGTAGCCAAAACGCAACTGAAGAAAGTTATGGATTCTTAACATTGCAACTTGATGTAAATGATTACATTTTACCAAAAGAAGTAATCCAGGTCCGACAAGTTTTCCGAAGAAGCATAGGCTCTCGATCAGGTGGTGGAGATGGGGGTTCATTATTTGAACCATTTAATTTGGCATACACAAACACTTACCTTTTAGCCAGCTCACATGTGGGCGGATTAGGTACTTATTATGCATTTGCAAGTTATCAAAATCTTGTAGGCAAAATGTTTGGTAGTTTTATTAATTTCAGCTTTAATCCTAGTTCAAAAAAATTAAGCATATCACAACGTCCGAGGGGTGAAGAGAGTGTATTATTGTGGATGTACAATACTCGGCCAGATTATGCATTATTTCAAGATAACTATGCGGGACTTTGGCTACGAGATTATGCCCTTGCAAATTGTAAGATAATGCAGGGTGAAGCCCGAGAGAAATTTTCTCAAATTGCCGGCCCTCAAGGCGGAACTACCCTTAACGGAGCAGCGTTAAAAGCTGAAGGTTTGGCATTAGTTGAAAAACTAGATCTTGAATTGTCTACTAATTTCGACAACCAACAACCGATGACTTTTGTTATTGGTTAACTATTCAAAATACTTGACGATCTTTCTCATATCCTATAAATTATAGGTATTGAGGAGATTCTATGATCATAGGTTTTGTTGGATTCATTGGTGCAGGGAAAGATACAGCAGCAGATTTCTTGGTTAATTATTATGGATTTCGAAGAGAATCTTTTGCCAATACACTGAAAGATGCAGTTGCCGCAGTGTTTGAATGGGATCGAATTTTACTTGAAGGCAGAACAAATCAAGCTCGCGAATGGCGAGAACAGGTAGATCCTTGGTGGGCTGAACGATTGAATATACCACATCTTACCCCTAGGTGGATTTTACAACATTGGGGCACGGAAGTATTTAGAAAAGGTTTTCACGATGATTTGTGGATAGCAAGTCTTGAAAACAAGATGCGAAAAACCAAAGATGACATTGTCATATCAGATGTTAGATTTCCGAATGAGATTGCCGCAATTCACAATGCAAAAGGAATTGTTATCCGTGTGAAACGAGGACCTGATCCAAATTGGTTTCAAGCCGCGGTTGATTTTAATAAAGGGCCCAATGGCAATGCTGGATGGGCTATAGGAAAATCGAAATTGGAAAAAAATAAAATTCACTCATCCGAATCAGCCTGGGTTGGCGGAAAAATTGATCATGTACTACTAAATGATACAACCATAGATGACTTATTCAAACAGCTTGAAAAAATTGTCAAAAATCAGGAGATAGATCCCCCTGCCGCCAAGGAAGAGATAAGTTATGAAGTAGCCGTTGACAATTAGCACACACGGTTTTAATGTTATCATAACGACAATTATTTAAATTTCCGTCAGTATGGAACACGTTAAATTGTTGAGAATAACGACTAGAGAATCCACAACGGTCGCATTTTGATTTTTTCTTGTATCCCGCTTTGGCCCATCGCGGGATGCCTTCTTTTGCACATCTAGAACAATGATCACATTGTGATCTATAATGTGCTTTCCCCTCTTTGTAATAATTGATAGCAACTGGTCGTTGATTGCAAGTATTGCACAATTTTCGCATATATCTTTCCCCTGCATTGTATTTACGCCCTTTGACGCACCCTTTGATTTGTATCTTACCTTATCAAAAATCACAAAAGTTACTAAATAACAGTATCAATCCATTGAGGAGATCGAAGAATGGCGACATTACAATCACCGGGCGTAGAAGTAACAGTTATCGACGAGAGTTTTTATACCAGTGCTAATCCAGGCACAGTACCAATGATTTTTGTGGTATCTGGAACTGACAAACCAAATGCAAGTGGTACTGGAACGGCTCCGGGAACCCTGGCAACAAATGCGGGAAAAGTTTGGACTATCACAAGTCAACGTGATCTAAGTGATACTTTTGGCACCCCAACGTTTTATACCGATGCTGATGGAAATCCTGTCAACGGTGGTGAACTGAATGAATATGGCTTGCAAGCAGCCTATAGTTTTTTGGGAGTCAGTTCAAAAGCCTATATTGTTCGAGCAGATGTTAATACCAGCGAATTATCAGCTGTTGCTTCTGAACCAAATGGAGATCCAACTAGTGGAACATATTGGTTAGACACATCGAATACTCTATTTGGAGTAAGCGAATGGGATGCAACAAATCGTGTGTTTGTTGATAAAACCCCATTAATTATTGACAATGATAATAAACTTTCTGTTGCAGATTTATCTGGAAGTACCTGGACTCCGAAAGCGAGCTTCGGAGTTCAAGGCAATTATGCAATGACTGTAACAAGTGAGAATACAAACCAATTATGGTTTAAGAATACAGATAATGTATGGGTCACTGTTGGAACAAATCATGAATTGAATTTCAGTGCAGGTGGGTTTACGAGTAGTGTATGGCAAACAAGTTGGCCGCTAGTTAAGAGCACAGGGTTCGGAACCGTGGCAACATCGACAACTATTGTAGTCAATGGAACAACTATTACCCTGAGTGCTTCGTCAGTGACTCCAGCAACAGTTGCGACAAGTATTAATACAGCGATGGCTACTAAAGGAGTCGGTGCACGAGTGGTAAATGGCTACTTGGCTTTATATGCTGATCAAAATGCAAAATCAGACAACGTAAATGTTGATGGAAAAATTGCATTGGCAAGTGGTACAGCTTTGTTACCGAACTTGGGATTGACCACAGGTACAACAGGTGCTGTGGCATTATCCATTCAACCACATACTCAATATCCGCAATACACAACGGGCGCAAATCCTACAGGCTCATTATATGTAAAAACAACTACACCTAACAACGGTGCAAGTTGGATTACAAAATACTTCAATGGTGCCACTTTAAGTTGGGGAACTGTTTCTGCTCCGATCTATGCTTCATCTGAGGCCGCAATTTATGCATTAGATACGGCTGGTGGGAAAAACATTCCAGTTGGCTCCCTATATGTTGAATCTAATTATGATCATGGCACAGGTGCTTCTACAAGTAGTGTTAAATTATCAGAATTTAAAATATTCCGTAGAGCAGCAAGTAGCCCAACTGTCGTAAGTACGGTGGCATCAACTGCCACAATTACAAGCACAAGTACCTTCATCATCAAAGAAACTTTGGTAAATAGTGCGACATATTCATCCACGACCACAGTCACAATTCCTGCAGGGAGCACCCTAGATGGTGTTGTTACCGCAGTTAGTGCAGCTGGTTTGGTCAATGTTTCGGCGGCTCATAGTTCATCGGCCGGCACTATCAGTTTAAGTCACGCACTTGGTGGAAATTTTGAATTAACAGATGGAACAAACTCTCCATTGACTACGCTAGGATTTACTGCATATGATATGGTCACAAAACTTGGCACACCAAACCTATATGCAACTGGTGCATATGATAGTATGAGTTTGGTTGGCAGCAATTGGAAACCTTTAGTTTTTGAAGCTAAAGCAGATGCCCCTTATACTGTACCGGCCGACGGACGTTTATGGTATAATTCCATTGTTGATGAAGTTGACATCATGGTTCATGATGGATCAACATGGGTTGGATATCTAACAGCATTCCCAACAAGCGATCCTGCAGGTCCTCAAATTGCGGCATTGGCCCCAACTACGCAGAGTGACGGAACTGATTTGGTTAATGGTGATATCTGGATCAGCACAGCTGATATAGAACTATATGGACAGAATATATACGTTTGGAACAGTATTACATTAAAATGGGTTAAGCAAGATACGACCGATCAAACCACTCCTAATGGATGGTTATTTGCAGATGCACGATGGGCGACCACTGGTCAATCTACGACCGCATCGTCAATAGTTTCATTATTGTCAAGCGGATACTTAGATCCTGATGCCCCAGATCCTGCATTATATCCACAAGGAATGCGTTTATGGAATCTACGCCGTAGTGGATTTAATGTGAAGAAATACGTTGTCGATCATATCAATATATATGATAACGATGGCTTGAATGCTCGATATGGTGATCAAGCTATGGATACCCCAGGTAATGAATATTACGCAAATCGTTGGGTTAGCGCAAGTCCTAATGCAGCAGATGGCAGTGGTACTTTTGGCCGCCTTGCACAACGCGGTATTATTGTTGCAAGACTAAAGGCATTGATAGATTCTAATCAAGCAATTCGTGATACGGATTCATTAGTATTCAATTTAATTGCAACCCCTGGCTATACTGAAACAATTCAGAATATGATTGCTTTTAATACTGATCGAAGCCAAACAGCATTTGTTGTTGGTGATACACCGTTCAGATTGGCTCCTACAGGTACTGCATTGGCAGAGTGGGGAAATAACACCAATGGTGCATTAGACAATAATGATGTCGGCGCTGTCAGTTACGATGAATATATGGCGATGTTTTATCCAAGTGGATATACAAATGATAATACTGGTAACTATATCGTTGTTCCACCAAGTCATATGATGTTGAGAACTATTGCTAACAGTGATGCTAAGAGTTATCAATGGTTTGCTCCAGCAGGAACACGCCGTGGTGGAGTTGACAATGCAACTTCAGTTGGATATTTGTTAGATGGGGAATTTAAAGCAGCAGCATTGCACGTAGGTCTTCGCGACGTGTTGGCTGGGGTTAATATTAATCCAATCGCAACTATTCCCGGAGTCGGAATATTAAATTATGGTAACAAGACACGAGCAAGAAACGCAAGTGCATTGGATAGGATCAACGTTGCTAGATTAGTGGTTTACTTACGTAGACAACTAGAAATTCTTGCTCGTCCATTCTTATTTGAACCAAATGATAGAATCACTCGTAATGAAATTAAGGCCGCAACAGAAAGTTTGTTGTTGGAATTGATGGGACAACGAGCATTGTATGACTTTATTGTAGTATGCGATACATCGAATAATACAAATGCAAGAATTGATCGTAATGAGCTATGGTTGGATATTGCTATTGAGCCAGTCAAGGCTGTGGAATTTATCTACATTCCATTACGTTTGAAGAATACTGGCGCAATCAAGGCTGGTCTGTAATTGGTAAATATAACAAAGATAAGGAGCACTTAGATGGCAATTTCCAGTTTAAGTAAATTAGGTATCCCCTTACAAGGAGATCAAAGCGCGGGCAATCAAGGGTTGTTAATGCCGAAACTGTCATATCGTTTCCGTGTATTTTTTGAAAACCTCGGTATCAGCAAACCAACAACGGAATTGACAAAGCAAATTATGACAGTTGGACGACCTTCTGCATCATTTGATGATATCACATTAGACACATATAACAGTCGAATTAAATTGGCTGGTAAAGCAAAATGGGATGATATCGAGGTTGTTGTACGTGATGATGCAACTGGAGCCGTAAGCAAATTAGTCGGTGAGCAAGTACAGAAACAATTTGATTTCTTTGAGCAGGCGAGTGCAGCAAGTGGTATCGATTATAAGTTTACTACTAAGGTCGAAATCCTGGATGGTGGAAATGGTGCATACGAACCTACTGTATTAGAAACTTTTGAATTAGATGGCTGCTTCTTGCAAAAAGTTGCATATGCTGGTGGTGATTATGCGAAGAGTGATCCATTAACTATTACCTTGACAGTTAGATTTGACAATGCTATTCAAGTTAATCAAGTTGGAGTCCCAACTGGAATTGGTGCAGCAGTTGGCCGTACAGTTCGTACTTTGGCAACTGGTTAAACTATTTTATCGAATTAAAGAAGCCCGATTTTTTCGGGCTTTTTTGATGACTAAATACTTACATGGCTAATCCTTTTGTAAATTTTCTTAGTGGTGTATTTGATGGCTCAGGAGACATGCGAGACTATCAACACGCGTCAAGATTATATGTTAATAATTTTTACGAATTAGCCCCGAAAGCTGGTTGGATATATTACGTGGTAATGGTTGTTAATCCAAAAATTAGAGGAGCTATTACCGACACCGTTAGATTAGGAGAATTTGATACATGGTATAACCGATATAAAGGTACTGTTGGATTGTTAGCAAAATCAGTCGATATGCCTAAGTTTAATATTGAAACTGAGGTGATGAATCAATATAATAAAAAGACTGTGATCCAAAAACGAATTAATTATTCTCCGGTCAGTATCACCTTCCATGATGATATGGCGAATGTAACCACCAATTTGTGGAAGCAATATTTTCAATATTATTTTGCAGATAGCATCACTGAAGAAAAATCTTGTAGGTTATCGCCGTCTATATTACCTAAATATACCGATACCAAATATAATGATTATAATCCCAGTTCGGATTATCATTACGGATTAAACAATAAACAAAGTATTCCATTTTTTATCGCGGTCGACATTTATCAATTATACAAGAGGCGATTTACTTCATTTAAATTAGTAAATCCCTTAATAAAAGAGTGGGGGCATGATGCACTCGACCAATCTGTTGGAAATAAAATGCTATCAAGCAAAATGACAATCGAATACGAAACTGTCATATACAACACAGATCCTCTTAATAAAATTACCCAAGATAATCCCGGATTTGCAAAAGATCATTATGATAATAGTCCAAGCCCTCTCAGCATCGGTGGGGTGGGAACAAATAGTATTTTTGGCCCAGGTGGGATAGTCGCAGGAGCAAGTGAGGTGTTCGGCGACCTAGCCAATATTGGTACAGCCAGTCCACTTGATATATTAAATACTGCAATAAAAGGTGCCAATTTGGTTAAGAATGTCAAGAAGGTTTCGTCTACAGGGGTTAAAGAAGAAGGCTACAGTATCTTGACCGGAGTTTTGGGAAATATTAGTTCAACCCCTGCATCAGTTACAAATCCTGATGGGACGGTTTCTAAGGTTCCTGCAGGCACAAGAACATCTCAAGGATTCAATCAATCTATAGCTGGGATCCGTCAAGTAATTACTCCAGTGGGAATAAATTTATTTACTGGTAATAACTCGAGTGTAAATGGCCAATCGCAAGCCACCCAAAAGAAAATAGGCCCACAATAATATGTCTCTTACCAATTTACCAAAGGAACGCAATAAATCAAGTTCTGATCTTACGTTAAAGGTGTTTGATCAATATTATAAGCCCATTGCAGATCTCAATTACGATGAGTTGACGGCAATGAAGGGACTTTTTGAAAAGAAAGGTTTCGAGGCTGTAGCAGCAGAAGCAACTGCGTTGACTATTTTGACCCAGGCAAAAAAAGACGGATACAATGCGATGCAAATTATGGATACATTGGTTGGATTAGACACAATTGCCATTAGCGGATTGGTTGCTGAGATCTTAAATTATAATAGATTTAAATCAAGTGCTATCGGCGTTACTCAGATTTATTCTCCATCTGAGGAAGTTACTCGAAATATATTATTATGAGTTTGAAATTTAGTCAGGGATCATATAAGGTTAAAAATCCTAAAAAATATATGGGGCTTGGATCGCCACGTTATCGGTCATCATGGGAATTATCTGTTATGCAGATGTGTGATGAGAATGCAGCAATACAAAATTGGGCAAGTGAAAGCATAAAAATACCTTACAAAGATCCATTGACTGGGAAGAATACTGTATATGTTCCTGATTTCTTAGTGGTATTTGTAGATAAAAATAATAATAGAAAAGCCGAGATATGGGAGATTAAACCTGCAAATCAGACTTTGAAAGAGCATGTGGGTAAGAACAAATACAATCAAGCCCAATATGTACGCAACATGGTTAAATGGGCTGCGGCAACAAATTATTGTAAAAATCATAAAATGACATTTAGAATTATTACCGAGCATGACCTATATCATACGGGCAAAAAAATATGACAAAAAAATTAGAAGAAATCCTCGGTATAAATGAAAAAGTTGAGCCTATACCACCAAATATAGAACCTCCGAAAAAGCAACAAGTAATTAACCTCCAGGAAAAGCTTGAAGAGTTTGATAAAATTGCCTCTGCTCTACCCATAGTCACCGGGTTGGGAGATATGAGTGATTCCGAATTCGATGCCCTCGCGGCAAAGGCTGAGCAAGCATACGACGATTTAATGGACCTAGGAATGAATGTCGAGGCAAGATACGGTGCAAGGATGTTTGAAGTGGCTGGGAATATGTTAAATGCAGCAATTGCGGCAAAGAGTGCGAAGATTGATAAGAAATTAAAGATGGTCAATCTTCAACTTAAAAAGCTAGATATTGATAAAAAACATGGTACAAAAGATGATAATGAAGTGAATGGTGAAGGGTATATCCTAACTGATCGCAATAGCATATTGGAAAAACTTAGGAATTTGAAATAAATAAAGCATAGGATCACATACTCATTATGAAAAATTTTAAAGATTATCTTACAGAAAGTTCAAAGAAATACGATTTCCGCATAAAAATTGCAGGTGATGTTTCGAAGGAACAAGAAGTAAACTTGAAGGAGATGTTGACCAAATACCAAATATCAGCTTTCAAAAAAGCAGGTCAAACCCCCATCCAAGAACTCCCATTAGATTTTCCAAAGATAAAAAATCGAGCAGTTAATATATATGAAGTGACTTTAGATTATCCAACTACACAATGGGAACTATTAGAATACCTTTGTAGCGGTCTTGGATTTACTCAAGAATCGATGGTCATCCGTCGTGATGGGGAACCATCAGAACAATATCAAGCAGCACCTGGTGAAAAACGCAAAGGAGCTTTGTTGCTTGATCCAAACTATTCAGAATCACCAAACGCAAAAATGGAAGATTTTTATGGTGACAAATATAACTCTGGCTTTGTAAAAGAATTAAACGATATTCTGAAATTACAACGAAAAGACAGAGGGGAAGAAATTCCAGCCACTGAGCCTGCAAAATATATTACAGATGACGTTAAATCTAAAAGTGTGTTAACACCGTCCTCGGATCCGAGAAAGTAATATGTATAATTTATTGAAGAAATTGACAGACCTATCAGGAAATCGTGTGGCTAATGAAGGTCTAGTTGATCCTCATAATTATGATAGTGATTGGGATTATTATGATGCTCTAAATGCGCCATCCAAACGTCGCAGTGGGTATTCATCTAGATCCGATGATACGGTTGACATGGATCCGCCTAGTAAATCAGCTAAGCCTGATGGCATATCCTACAAATTCGATAAAGAAGCTGAGGGTGTGGCTCCGAATGGTCAACGGTATAATTTAGTAGTTACAATTTCCGGACCTGATGAGACAACGATTGCTCATAAAGTTCAGTTATTTAAAGATCACGAATGGGGGGCAAAGGAAGTCGTTGATACAAAAGCATCTTCTGATGGAACACCCGGAATTACTCTATTTGTTGTAAACAACCACAAATATGGTCATTTTAAACCTTGGAAAGATGAAAATGCAACAAATGAAGGAACAGATATGAATGAAATAACATTAGAAAGCTTGCGTCTATTATCAGGTATGAAAGCTCCTATCGCAGAATGTGGAATGTCACCAGTCATGGACAGCATGGGCGGCGGAAGTGGAACGCCGGCATCTATTAGCGCAACGGCTGGTAGTGGACCAGAATTATCTGCAATGTTGAAAGACATTATGAGCCTGGCGGGATTGAAGCAAGTTGGTCAAAATGATATGCCTGCTGATATTGGACCAAGTAAGGTAATTTCGGCCCCACCAATGGCAGGGGTTGACCCTATGCGATCAATGATGGATATCATTGACGGCGATGATGATGTGGCTGAACCAGCCGCTCCAGACTCTATGAACAATGATGAAATGGGCGGCAATGGGGCCGATGGAAAAGACGACGGAATTGATACGGGTGATGGTGATGAAGTAGAAGATGAAGGATTATTAGGCACAATGGCCGGATCCGCCGCAGGCGCCGCACTTGGTGGTCCTCTGGGAGCTGCTGTTGGCGGGGCAGCTGGCGATGCTATCACTGGCAAAGAAGAAGAAAGCAGAAATCCAGAATATTTAAATTCTCCGAAAGAAAAATCATTACCAAATCCAGTTAGTAGATTGGGAGATGTAAATCAAGGCGATCATCGCGAGCGCCAAAAGGGATTACCTCAGGGGAACCCACAAACAACTGCTGAATCATTATTGGCAGATTATAAAAAGTTTGTGATTGAAGAATCCAAAAAACCAAGTGCAGGTATGACCACCAAAGAAAAATCATCCCTTGCAAAGAAAGCCTCTGCAGGTAAAGATATTGGAAAACCTGGGAAAAATTTTGAAAAAGTTGCAAAGAAAGCAGGTGGTGGTGAAAAGGGTAAAAAGATTGCAGCCGCAGCAATGTGGAAGAATGCAGCAAAAAAATAATCATCCAAACCTATCAATAGCCCCTTCTGGGGCTATTTGTTTCTGTAAATAACAATATGGCAAGTAATAAGCATCTCGATGGTAATCTAATAAAGCGGGCTCACGCAACTCAAAAATGGACTCAAAAAGAAATAGAAGATTTGATGAAATGTCAAGATCCTGATACGGGCCCTGCATATTTCTTAGACAATTTCTTTTTTATTCAACATCCAACAAAGGGCAAGCTTCAATATCATGCATATGATTATCAAATAGAATTATTACAAAGTTATCACACTCATCGATTTAGTGTGAACATGCTAGGACGACAGTTGGGGAAAACAACCACCGCAGTGGGATATCTACTCTGGTATGCAATGTTTATACCTGACAGCACAATATTAATTGCCGCCCACAAATATACAGGTGCCCAGGAAATTATGCAACGCCTTAGGTATGCATATGAACTATGCCCTGATAATATCAGAGGTGGAGTTACAAGTTATAATAAACATAGTATTGATTTCGACAACGGATCTCGTATTGTTGCGCAGACAACAACTGAAACAACAGGCCGTGGTATGTCTGTCTCCCTATTATACTCGGATGAGTTTGCATACGTTGAGCCTAATATTGCAACAGAATTCTGGACATCTATTAGCCCCACTTTAGCAACTGGTGGTAAAGCAATTATTACATCAACTCCGAATAGCGATGAAGATCAATTCGCTCAAATATGGAATGAAGCGAATAAGAAATTCGACGAATTCGGAAATGAGACTGAATTGGGCCGCAATGGATTCTTCCCGTTCATGGCGATTTGGAGCCAACATCCAGATCGTGATGCGGCTTGGGCAGAGACGGAGCGCAGTCGAGTTGGAACAGAAAGATTTGAGCGTGAACACGAATGCAAGTTCTTGATTTTCGATGAGACTTTAATCAATAGCATCAATTTGGCAAATCTAGAAGGAGCCGAGCCTCTTGTAAAAATGGGGCAGGCCAGATGGTATAAATCGATTGACCCTACATGTACCTATATTTTTAGCTTAGATCCCAGTTTAGGAACTGGTGGTGATTACGCCGCAATTGAAGTAATTGAATTGCCAACTTTGAACCAAGTTGCTGAATGGCATCATAACACAACCCCTGTCCAAGCACAAGTGAGAATATTACGGGATATGATTAAATTCGTCGATGACCAATGCCTAGAGGCAAAAGTTACGAGTAGTATATATTTCAGCGTTGAAAATAATACTGTTGGGGAAAGTGCATTAGTTGCAATAAGCGAGATCGGAGAAGAAACTTTTCCAGGATTTTTCTTATCAGAACCAATCAAAAAAGGACATATTCGACGATTTAGAAAAGGGTTTAATACTACCCATGCCTCGAAGATTTCCGCATGTGCCAAATTAAAACAACTAATTGAAAGTAAACAACTTAAAATTAACAGTAAGCCGTTAATCAGTGAATTGAAAGCATTCGTTGCAACTGGAATCACATTCAAAGCCAAGATAGGACAACATGATGATTTGGTATCAAGTATATTGGTCGCGATTAGAATGATAATGCTTCTGCAAGACTGGGATCCATTAGTTTATGAAAAGATGCGAGATCATAGTGGATTGGAAGAATACGACCTACCTATGCCCATCTATATTAGTCATTTTTGATATAAATATCTATATGAATGCCATAGACCTAATATCTCAAGATCTTTTTGACAAAGTTCGAAGTCGATTTTCTAACCTAGAAATGGGCGATGAAGAAGGAAATGTTACCAGTGATCCACATGCGTCCAGATTTTTTGATTTTGATTTTACCATAGAAGGTAACAATCTTGGACGAGTGAGCATATCCATCAATGAACGAGGTTCTTTGAAGATATTTTATAGCCAAGGTATACTAGAAGGTTCAAATCCGATCGTCCAAAAGATATGGTTTGATTTCTTGCGTGAAATGCGGAATTTTGCAAAACGCAGATTATTACGATTTGATACCCGAGATATTACAAAGAATAATTTAGATAAGACAGATTTCAAATACTTAGCCACTACTGGCACGAAGGAAGATAACATGACTGACAGCAAAATGGAAAAAAGCAAAATGTTTGGTAGCTCAAAAAGTAGTTACTTACCATTAGATACTGCCCCATTCAAGACTAGACTGGTAGTTCGCCACAACAAAGCGGTGGATGAAGAACAGCGTGGCGCTAGGAGTAGAAATATTAATGCCATATACATCGAAAATGAAGATGGTGAACGTTTTAAATATCCTTTTGTACACCTGGCCGGCGCCAAGGCTATGCAACGACATGTTGCAAATGGTGGGAAACCGTTCGATGAATGCGGGAATGCAATCGTAAAAATGAGTGAGAACATTGCCAAACTCCATGCATTTAAACGTCATGTGGGCAGTCACGATAGCATGCATAAGGAAACAAATGAAATAATGGATCGTGCATGTGCCAAGTTAGAGAATCTTCGAAGCCACATTGCTAATCTAAGCAAGCAGCGCCACTATGAAGAATGGAAAAATGCTTTTTCTCCAAACACTGAAGATGAAGAAATGGTTCTTGATCAAGCTACGATGGAGGATTACAAGAGTAAATTCACAGTCAACACATTTTCTGAAGATCTAAGCCAGTATTTCCCACTGATTCATTCGATAATGAAGGAAACAGGAACAATTGATTTAGACGCTTATGTTGGTGAGGCATCTGATGACGAGGAAGAGGATTGTGACAAGTGTCACAAATCACCATGCGAATGCGAAAAGGCAGTCAAAGAATTCGCGCAATTTGAAGCATGGGCAAATGCTGTTTCTGAAGGCAAATATGAACCAGATACATTGAAGGGACTGGAAGATTTATTGAAAAATAATCTAACACTTGGAGTTGATGCCACAAGCGCCATTGAAGCATTGCAAGGAATTGGAATTCACGACGAAACATTAGAAAAAGCGTTGGCAATGTTGGCTAAAATAAATCCAGAAACAGACCCCAAAGACGCAATACTTGGTTGGTTGGCAACGGAAGATCCAGAGGCCGCAGCCGCATTAGGTGGTCCAGGCGCAACCTCAGATAAACAAGTTGAACCAGAACAACCAGTTGCGCCTGAGCAATCCCCAGCACCTGTAGCCGATCCCGGAATGACCCCGCAGCAACCAATGCCAACCGCAGAAGATACAGAAGAAGAGGGAATGGGCGGTGCATTAGCTGGAGGAGCAATCGGAGCAGCAATAACAAAATCACCACGAGGTGCAATGTCTGGTGCAGAACTTGGTAGTAAAGTTCAAGATGCATTGCCTCCGTTAAAAGAAATCGCAGAAATGGTGAAAAGTTTTTATGACAAAGAAACTGGAAAATTCCCATTAGGTGAAACAGGTGTTATTACCAAAGTTAAAAAAGAATTCGGTGATCAGGCAGGCGCCCTTGCAGAAAGGTTGGTAAATCATTTATCTGGAGTTGGACGAGCTCAACAGGGACAAGAATTGGACGAATTGAATCTTCGTCCATCTATTGCAAAAATTTCTCCAGAAGAAACAAATTTATATAGGGCAGCGATGAAAGATATCGCAACGAAAATTGATAAATTAAATGCTATGTATATCAAAGCTCGCCAAATGAATAATCAAGAAATGATGGGTAAGATTAAGGAACGACTTGCATTTTTTGCAAGTCAAAAAGCAGACCTATCTAGTAATCTGGATCAACGTCAGCAAGGTAGTACGCCATCTGAAGACATGGTCGATGAAATTCGTGGCCCATTGGCGGGGCATCCTTATCATGATAAATCGGATGCTGAATTGCGATACATTATCAAGGATGCCGGAGAAGCCGCCCGTATGATGAAGGGATTGAATCCAGCCGCAGAGGCAAAATACCTTGATCAAGTAAATGATGCATCAACAGTTTTATACCATAGAAAACAAAAAGGTAACAATCAACTACACCGTACTGATGATCCATATGACATTGACGACCCCGCTCCAATGGAAGAAACAGGAGTTGAATTGGAAAATGTAATTCCTGGCTCGCCTAATGCCCCTGTTGGTGAAAGTGGAGAGCATAGTTACAATGATGACGATTGGTATGAATACAATCCAACAACCAAAGAAATAGTTAAACAACATAGCCCTAGTTCCTTTAAATCAAATTGGGATGGTGGCAACAGTGCACATACATTGCCAAATGGAAATAAAGTTGAAAAAGGTATGCGGGTTAAATTCAAAGGAATGACCCATTCGAAAACTAATGAGGGTTTTGGTTTGGAAGATATTTTGAAATTATCTGGTGTAAAAATTTAAAATATTTCAATATTTTGTAGTCAATATACTTGTAAAGTATAAATAGAACTGTGTATACTTAATATGTATGCACAGTTTTTCTCTTGAGCAGTGGTTCAAAAGAAAGCGGCAAAGATAAATTTAAATAAAGGAAAAATTATCATGGCAACATTAGCAGAAATTCGCGCAAAACTCAAAGCAGCATCTCAACAAAGCACCAGTGGCGCAGCTGGTGGAGACAACGGCATTTACCCCCATTGGAATATTGCAGAAGGACAAACCGCAACGGTTCGTTTCTTACCTGATGCAGACACATCAAATCCTTGGGGTTTTTGGATTGAACGGGCAATGATCAAATTACCGTTCGCCGGAGTTAAAGGTGAAACCAATAGTAAACCAACTATCGTACAGGTTCCTTGCATGGAAATGTGGGGGGAAACTTGTCCTATCCTAACTGAAGTTCGTCCTTGGTTTAAAGATAAGACGGATAAGACTCTTGAAGAAATGGGTCGAAAGTATTGGAAGAAGAAAAGTTATCTATTTCAAGGATTCGTTGTTGACAGCGCATACAAGGAAGATGGTAAGATCCCCGAGAATCCAATTCGTAGGTTCATCATAGGTAGTCAAATCTACAATATTGCGAAATCAATTTTGTTAGATCCAGAAATGGAAGAGTTGCCAACAGACTATGTTCGTGGCATCGATTTTAAGATAGTAAAAACATCTAAGGGTGGTTATGCCGACTATTCCACTTCAAATTGGTCACGTCGTGAACGTGCTTTAAACGAAGCTGAATTAGAAGCCATCAAGACATACGGATTGTTTGATCTCAAGGAATTCTTACCTAAGAAACCTGGTGAAGTTGAACTAAAGGTTATGAAGGAAATGTTTGAAGCCTCAGTGGATGGTGAAGTATTTGATATGGATCGTTGGGGCCAATATTTCAAGCCTAGCGGATCTAACTTCAATAAGGGCAGTTCTGATGCAGAGGCAACTGCGGCTCCCAAGCCAGTCCCAACAAAAGCCGCGGTGGCTGAAGATGCTCCCGATGATGCTCCCGTAGCATCTGTTAAGGATGCTACAAGCCCAAGCTCACGTGCACAGGAAATGTTGGCTAAAATCAACGCTCGCAAGACAAACAAAGCTACAGCTTAATTAGGAAGTCAAAATGGGAAAGACTTTTGACATTTCTAAATTTAGAAAAAGTATTACCAAAAGTATTGAAGGTCTGGGGATTGGATTCAACGATCCCACAGACTGGATTAGCACTGGTAATTATGCGTTGAATTATCTTATATCGGGGGACTTTTTTAAAGGGGTCCCCCTTGGTAAGGTTACTGTGTTTGCAGGTGAATCTGGCGCGGGAAAGAGTTATATATGCGCTGGAAACATTATCAAGAATGCACAAGAGCAAAATATTTTTGTAATCTTAATCGATAGTGAAAATGCTCTTGACCAATCTTGGTTAACAGCTTTGGGTGTTGATACATCTGAAGAAAAGTTGTTGAAACTTAACATGGCAATGATAGATGATGTGGCGAAAAGCATTAGTGAATTTATGAAGGGCTACAAAGAAATGCCCCAAGAAGATCGACCTAAAGTGCTATTTGTTATAGATTCATTGGGAATGTTGTTGACTCCCACTGATGTAAATCAATTCGAATCAGGCGAGATGAAAGGTGATATGGGACGAAAACCAAAAGCCCTGACCTCATTGGTGCGAAATTGCGTTAACATGTTTGGTAGTTATAATGTTGGATTAGTATGTACCAATCATACATATGCAAGTCAAGATATGTTTGATCCAGATGACAAAATTAGTGGTGGGCAAGGATTCATTTATGCAAGTTCTATCGTAGTTGCTATGCGAAGATTGAAGCTAAAGACGGATGAGGACGGAAATAAAACCACTTCAGTGAACGGTATTCGTGCAGCTTGCAAGATTATGAAGACTCGGTATTCCAAACCATTTGAACAAGTTCAGGTTGAAATTCCGTATGCAACTGGCATGAGTCTATTCAGTGGACTAGTTGACTTATTTGAAGGAAAATCTCTCTTGAAGAAAGAAGGTAATAGTTTAGTTTATACGACCAAAGATGGTGAAATTATTAAACAATTTCGCAAAGGTTGGGAGAAAAATGAAAAGAATGGACTAACTATAATAATGGAAGAATGGGATTCTATGAAAACCGAACCATTGGAAACGGAGGTAGCATAATGGACGAGAGTTTAATCATTGAAATATGGGACACATTTAAAGAATATATTTCAGAAAAAAATAGAGATACAGCAGCAGATCAATATGTTGATTATCTATTGGGGAAAGATGTCGAAATCGATGTCCTTGAGGGATTCTTAGGGTACGATCCTCATCTTGATTATGCAATTAATGCAGTCATTGATCAAGGATCTGACTCGATGGATGATGATGAAGATGACGATATTGATAATGATGAGGATTTTTAATGGCTGCATGGTATGCAAAGGTGAGTTCAGATTATCTAACTCACCTGCCTAGTTGCATTGACTATTTTTATAATGAACTCATTGAGGCAAAAAAAGAAGTAAAGTTATACGGAAACATTGAAAAAGCAGCCTCTGCATTGCCCGGAATCATGGAACATCGGTTCAATCAACTCCAAGAGATAGAGGCTGTTTTAGAATATCTTAATATCGAATTACGTAAAATTCGATCAGCTACATTTAGAAAATATTTAGAGAATTATCAAAGAGCTCTCACATCAAGAGACGTTGACAAGTATGTTGACGGAGATATTGATGTTGTGGACATGGAATTCATTATAAATGAATTCGCTCTTTTACGAAATCAATGGCTTGGAATTATAAAAGCTATTGATCAAAAACAATGGCAAATTACCAATATCGTAAAATTACGAGTAGTTGGAATAGAGGACGCAAGTATATGACAGATATTGAAGATGTAATTTGTGTATTCTACAGATGGAATTGCCCTATAAAGTTGGCTGCTCAAGAAACTAATTTTATAAACAGCGTTGGTGACTCCATGTCTGTTAGGGGATTAACTCTACGTCAACGAACCGCTATCATCAGGCTGATTAAAAAATATGCGGATCAGTTGTCTATTCATTGCAACGTTGATATCAATTTATTAGTTGAAAATCCAATTTTTAGATCTCCATTACGTGAATTGTCTCATTCTCAATCGAGAAAAATTTCAATCATCACAAGTAACAATGAAAAGAAAATAGCTGTAAAATTTCCGTATGATGAAGCTCTTGTTGCTGATATACGAAACTATAAAACAACGGCGAAATCTCCTTCACATTTAAATTGGGCGACTTGGAACCCTGATGAATTTTTATGGGAATTTACGCTCAATGAGCCGAATTTACTCTTTTTATCAAATTTGGAGACATTAGGTTTTACAGTTGATGCTGAATTCTCGGAATATATGCGAGAATTTCATACTATCACTGAAAGCATGGATCAGCATATCCCAATGCTTATATTTGAGAATGGAAAATTTTCTTATAAAAATACAGTTGATGCTATCCCACAACCTGAGTCATCTGACATACTTGAAGTTTTATTGCATGCAAGAAAGTATGGAGTCACATGCTGGGATGATGCTATAGAATTAGCATTGGAATCTAATCCAATAAATCCAGCAATAACAAAGATGCTAAAAAATGCTACCGGGCTCCCAACGATAAGTGATGCGGATCTCATTGATTTTAAAGATATTATTGCATGTTCTAATAATGTATTATTTGTAATTCCTGGTGGATCTGAATTATTTCATTTAGAAGAGATTCATAAATTTTTACTTTCTGAGAACTATACCAATGAGCAACTTTCCGTCTTATTTAGGTTAGACAATTCCAACTCTGCAGGAACAATGTTTAATGAATATATTGTAAAGAACCATTTAAATAATCATTTTTTAAAAAGGGTTAAATTCTTTTTCATCAGTGGCAAAATACAACGTCCATTGCTTGAAGCAAATAAAGATTTTGATATAGTTATACATTTTGGAACTAATTCTGCACATTACTCATTAACTAACTTTATCAAGAATCATCATAATGTAATAAGCATTGCTTTACAAAATAAGAATAAGGAATTACCCCTTGACATCTTGTAAGTTGATAATTATTGATGAAGTAAATTGTAAATTCACTGGTCTTGATCTCGATACCAGGAAAGCATTGGCCAAAAAATTCAAATATGAAGACCCCACGGCGAGATTTAGGCCTTCGTTTAAATTGGGAAGATGGGACGGGTCTGTTAGCTTTTTTGGATTGGGTGGGAATACATATATGTCAATGCTTGGCCAGGTATTGGAGTATCTAGAATCCAAGAATTTTTATATTGAATATGAAGATCTTAGAACTAGTCCATCATTAGAATTTGATAGAATTGAAGAAGATTACTGGGGAGATCTTTGTTGGCCCAAGGGGCATAGATATGCAGGAGAATTAATCCGTCTTCGTGATGACCAATGTGACGCTATTAATAAATTCCTAGAAAATCCCCAGTGCATTCAAGAGATCGCAACTGGTGCAGGAAAAACTATAATGACTGCAACGCTTGCAAAAATATGCGAGAAATATGGTAGGACAATTCTTATCGTTCCCAATAAAAGTCTTGTTGAGCAGACAGAGGAAGATTATATTAATTGTAAATTAGATGTTGGTGTATATTATGGTGATCGAAAAGAGTTCAATAAAACCCACACCATTTGTACCTGGCAAAGTTTAAATATTCTTCATAAGAAAAATCAAGATGATGACGAATTATTAAGTTTGGCTGAATTTTTAGATGGAGTTAATGCGGTAATGGTAGATGAAGTACATATGGCAAAGGCCGATGTACTAAAGCGCATCCTTACTCAAAATATAAGTAATGCCCCCATTCGTTGGGGATTGACCGGAACTATCCCCAAAGCCGAGATAGATTTTCAGAATATACGAACGTCATTGGGTGATGTGGTGAACCGAGTAACTGCCAACGAGTTGCAAGAAAAAGGTATTTTAAGTGATTGCCATGTAAACATTATCCAAACAGGTGAATGGAAAGAGTTTAAAAGTTATGCCGAAGAGTTAAAATATCTCGTAACTGATCAAGTACGCATGGATTATCTTTCAAAAATGATAGGAAAGATTGCAGAGACTGGAAACACTTTAGTATTGGTGGGACGAATTGAAACTGGTAAAATGATTCAAACTTATTTAAGTAACTTGTTTAGTCCGTTACCAGATAAACCAGAAGTTGCATTCATATCAGGAGTTGTTAAAACAAAAGATCGAAAGGATGAATATGACGAAATTAAGACCAGCAACAATAAAATCATTGTTGCAACTTATGGGGTGGCTGCTGTTGGTATCAATATTCCTCGCATTTTTAATTTAGTATTCATCGAATCTGGAAAAAGTTTTACGCGAGTTATACAGAGTATTGGCCGAGGAATCCGAAAGGCCGACGATAAAGATTTTGTACAAATTTGGGATCTAACAGCCAGTACCAAATATGCAAAACGGCATCTTACCGAACGAAAACGTTTTTACAAAGAAGCAAAATACCCATTTACTATAGAGAAGGTACAATATCAATAAATTTGACTTTGTCTTCTAATAGTTGCTATAATATATTATGAATTATTCTAAATTTTCAGTCGTTATTCCGACTATGTGGAAATATGAACCCTTCGTCAATTTCCTAAAAGATATTGTTGAATGCCCTTCAGTGGATGAGGTGATTATCATCAATAATGCCGTGGATTTAACTCCAGCAGAATATGATAAATCTCTTCGTCACCATGAAAAGATTATAGAGATATCTTATGGTGAGAATATCTTTGTGAATCCTGCATGGAATATTGGAGTACAAACCAGTAGAAATAAAAAAGTATGCATCATTAATGATGATATAATTTTTGATTTGCGGCTATTTCATCACGCAGATCGGGTGTTGAATGAACATACCGGTGTGCTTGGTTTATGCCAAGGTAGCACTGACTGGAACCAACCAACGTTAATTGATGGATCGATTGACATACGTCCATGGAATAATGAAGTTATTTCAGCTTACGGTTGCCTTATGTTTGTTCATAAAGATTGGTGGATCGATATCCCAAGTGATTTGAAAGTATATTTTGGTGACAACTGGATATTTGATACATGTTTGATGCGTGGTCTTCATCCCCATATTATCACCAATTTATTATTTCACACACCTTACGCAGTTACATCTCGTGATTTAGTTGGTGAATTTTCTGATAAAGAATCTGCAATATACTCAGAACATAAAAAAGAGTTTGGTAACCAATTAGGCACTATATTGAGCATTAGGGCATATCTGGAACATGAATATAACCAACATTGTGCAGCACAGACAGATATAAATGAACATTTACCAGTGTTATATGAATATGCAAAAAAATGTAATCAAGTAACCGAATTTGGAGTACGAACAGGAAGTAGTACAAGGGCATTTTTACATGCAGGTGTTAAACTCAGATCATATGATTTGGAAAAAAATGATTATGTTGAATACCTATTCGCAACTGGAAGGAATGCTGGCTTTGATGTTCAATATATAACTGGTGAAGACGGCAACACCCTTACCAATGAAATTCAACCGACCGACTTGTTATTCATCGACACTGATCATACATATGTCCAGTTATCAGCAGAATTAATGCGACATGCATATAAAGCCAATCGGTATATAGCATTCCACGATACAATATCATGTGCAGCTGAATTGAATCATGCTATATTAGAATTTTTGGCGCACAATCCTGAATGGAGGGTTGTGGTTCAACGCAATAATAATAATGGATTAACAATCCTTGAAAGGATCTGATGCAAATATTAACTCTCAATAATACAACTTTATATTTAAATGACCTCCCCGAAGAGGTGGATGACGATATGAGATTTTCAGTGTTGGATAATAATGATCCAAGTAATCCTGATTATTTTTTCATTCCATTAATATTTCTTGAAAGCTTTACAAGTCCCGCGGCGGTATTAAAGATAGGCCCCTATG